AATAAAGAAAGAGTCACCTGGAACCATTTGGTCAAGGGGATACGCTTGTTTTGCAACAAGCGGAATGTTTTTTTCAATTTTGAACATAGTTTTCCTTAAAGGTGGGTACTCGCTGCGTCTGACTTCCCAGAGATCATCCTGCACTGTCTAGAACAATGACTCGTCAGCATCCGCTTTCCCCGTTATTGGCTAAAAAGGCAGATCATCCTCAAAATCGTCTGCCTTGGCTTTTTGAGTTGGCTGGCTTGACTGGCGTGTCTGCTCTTTAGGACGAACTGACAGGCTGATAAATCCTACATCTGCCTTGCTCCTTTTCTTCCATCCAGAAATCCAGTATTCAACGCCATCAATATTGATAGAGCCACTCATATCTGGATGTTTATCTTCAGTTTTCTTATCATTCTTAAAAAGAGAACCTCTGTTTGTATTATCGAAGTCAGCCATTATTTATCCTTTTGCATTTTTGAGTGCAGAACGCACGGTGGAAGGCATTTGGTTAGCCAACCAGACACGCTGATCAGCCTCCAAAGCCTGTTCATCAATCAGGGCAAGAGCTTCTTTAGCTTTACCCTGGTCAATCAACTCTTTTACTCCTGCTGCTAAGTCAGTCAGGAAGTCTTTAATGTCTTGAGGCAAGTCATCACCGATACCACCACGGGGGGTGACTATTGGTGCGTTACCTTTTTTCTTGATGCCTTCATCTGTTACTTTGTCAGACGAGTCGATTGCATCGTGTTCAACAATCTCAAGGGCTGCAACCCACAAGTACCTGCGAAGGTAGGTTTGTACTGCCCCAAGATTTTGGACCTCGTGACAACCCTTTAAAGCCGCTGTAGACATGGGTGAAGTGATGACGATCTTGTTTTCTGTGTCAACGTCAACGATTGTCAAAGACGCTTCTTCTTTGCCAAAGCTGATGATGCCTGTCAAGCCAACTTCTTTAAATATACCCAAAGCAGGGATGATGAAGTCACCAAGCTCAAAGTATTTGTAACCAGCAAACTTGTTGTGGCCTGATTTCTTGAGTTCAATGCTGTGGAACTTTGCACGAGCAGCGTTAAGTTTTTGATAGATGTTCATGTTACTTTCCAAAGTTTGAGTCGTATTCGTCTTGAACGATTTGATTTTGCGTATCGTTGTCAAAGTCTTGGAACTCTAAGAAGTGGTTCTCACCACAGCAAGAGCGTTTGTCGTTACGTGGCTCCATGCAGTAAGGGCAATACTGAACACCTTTGAGATCTTCTTTTGCTTGTTCCAGAAAGTCTTTCATATATTCCTCTTGACGTTGTACGGTTTCGTAGAATTCTTGGCTCATTTTTTTCCCAATACAAAGATGCGTCCTGTTGTCTTTGTGTAGTAAGCCTGACCTTTGACAAGCCAAGGCTTATTGAATCTCTTGACGTAAGAGCGAAGAGCTTGTGCAACCTTATCGCAATCTTCTGATTTGCAAGAGAGGGATTTCCCTATGTCTAGATCTTTAAAGATAGGGTCGTATTTGTAAAAACGCGTTGTACGTTTTTTTAACTTGTCATTGGTGATACGAATGCTTGAAACGTCTACTTCTTTGACTTGTTTCTTGAACGGGCTCTTACCCGCAAATGTGGTTTGAATTACGTTATTCATAATTTGCTCACAGGATTGGCAAGCAGCCATTTGTTACCAAGGAACCGAACCGATTTGACCCACTGTTGGCAGTTGTGCCGTTGTACGTGTTTCGGAACACCAGCGATGCAAAACAATTTCCGCACCTTTCTCAATGCTTGAACATTCATTTAAATCTCCTTTTTGTTGAAGCAGGTAGTGAATGTATCAATGTTTTTGCTGTTTTTGTATAGGTGTTTACCCTGATATATTTTTGTTGTTTTCTAGGTTAGGCTCACCCTATGAGCCACCAAACACATGAATTTGAACTAGCCTACGAACTGATTGTTCAGGCTACTGATCGTCTTGAGCCACTGCTGGATCAAGAAGACCTAGAAGCTGGTATTGTTGCGGTCTTAGCAACAGCACTAGAGATAGCATCAAAGAGGCGACTAAAGGAGTTACATGAAATCTACCAAGCCTAGTCCATTTGATTGGAGAGCAAAGCCAGCATCCCTGTTTACCAAGACAGAAAAGTCAACAATGAGGATTTTTGCTGTCACCAGGAACATTGAGCGTAAAGAGATGAAGATCTATTCCAAGGCTGGAATAAAGTGATATAGTTATTTGAAACCCAGGCTAGGTCGGACTAATTACCCGACCGAAAAGTGTCCCCTTCCACCTGCCTGTGTGTTTCTTCTGAAGTGGGGTTTTGAACGGAAAATCATGCACTATTACCAATTCCATATTGGCGACTACGCTAGTCACACTCGTCATCTTTCTTTGATTGAAGATCTTGCCTACCGTAGGCTTTTGGACTTCTACTACCTCCATGAGCAGCCCATCAAACAGCGGGATATTGCTCGTCAAATAGGTATGAGGGATTGTGAGCAAGACGTTCTTACGGTCCTGAATGAGTTCTTTGTCTCCACTGATGCTGGCTTTGTTTCACCAAGGGCAGACAAGGAAATACAACATTACCATTCAAAAGTTGAACAAGCGTCTAAGGCTGGCAAAGCATCCGCTGAACGAAGGTCCAACATCCGTTCAACGGACGTTCAACCAACCAATAACCATAAACCAATAACCATAAACCAAGAACCAAAGAAGAGAGCAACTACCGTTGCTGCGCCTGAAGGCGTGTCATCAGAAATCTGGGATTCTTTTGTTCAGCATAGGAAAACCAAGAAAGCTCCAATCACCGAACTGGTTATTTCTGGAATTGTTGAACAAGCAACTTTAGCTGGATGGACTTTGGAAAACGCATTGAAGGAAACTTGTGTTCGTAATTGGTCATCTTTTAAAGCTGAGTGGGTTAAGCCCAAGACAGGTTTTGTCAAACCAATGACCCAAGCTGAACGAGCAACCAACATTGCTCTTGGCAGACCAGCAGACCAACGACTGCTCACTCCTGAAGAACAATCTGAACGTGAGAAAGCTAGGTTGTTTCGATGAAAGGACATGAACCACTTATCCAGATGAGGATGGCTGGTAAAGCTCCTCAAGCTGTGTTCATTGAAGACCACAAATCTTTGAACAACCATGATTGGCATCTTTACACCGATATGCCTTGCGTCAATGTTGAAGGTGATGAACTTCACTCAATTGACCTACGGTTTTGTGTTGGCCTCATTGTCAACATTAGTAGTTTTTCCGAAGTTCGTGCAAAAACACTATTAACCATTGCCAAACAAGCAAAAGCTAGGGTAATCACTAGTTGTGTGCTAATTCCCAACGCTCCATACTGGAAGCAGACAGGTTGGTCAGAAATATACACATCATGATTATCAGCAACGACACAGTAAATTTCTCTCTTTACATGAAAGAGACAGATGCCCAGGCTAAGGTCAAGAGTGCTTTCATCTATTCCGAAGCACTGAAAAACAAGTTGAGGTTAAAGAAGACTGTCAACCCAATTGTTTTGCCTTGGATTGGACAGAAGGAAAACTTTGAGTTCCGCAAAGGTGAAGTAACTCTGTGGGCAGGACAGAACTCTTCAGGTAAGTCCTTGATCACATCTCAGATTGCTTTGTCCTTGATGGGCCAAGGTGAGAAGGTAGCTATTGCGTCTTTTGAGATGAAGCCTGTAACGACCTTACAGCGTATGGCCAGGATGTGGATTGGCATGAACCCTATGTCTCCTGAGTTTCAGTCAGACGAGGGCTTTGCTCAGATTGATGACCTGTTTGACCAGTTCAGTTATTGGACTGAGGACAAGCTGTGGCTGTACGACCAGATGGGTGCTGTATCTCAAGACCTGATCATTGGGATGTGCAGGTACTGTGCAAAGGAGCTTGGCATTGGTCACATCTTCATCGACAACTTGGCAACTTGTGTGATGGGTGAAGACGATATGTCTGGTCAAAAGAACTTTGTATCTGAGTTGATCAACATTGCTCGTGATTACAACATCCATGTTCACCTGATCCACCATTTGCGTAAACCAGCCAATGAATACGCTATGCCAAACAAGTACGACACCAAGGGATCTGGTGCGATTGTTGACCTTGTTGATAACGTATGGATGGTTTGGCGTAACAAGGAAAAGGAAGATGAGGTTAAAGACATAGGACGAGCATCACCTAAGTACAACGATTCTGACCAACTGTTGCTTTGCAGAAAGCAGCGTAACTACGAAGGCTCAGGTAACGGTGAGCCTACTGTGAAGCTGTGGTTTCTGCCTGATGCCCAGACCTATGTTGAGAGACAAGGTGATGAACCTATGTGGTTTTGCAATTTTCCACACATTAGATCAGGGTAAACACTGATGTACGAATACAGAAAAAAACAATCAAATACAGGTGACCGAGTTCAAATAGAACAAGGCGAAGCAAGAATCATATTCCGATCTTGGCAAACAACAAAAGACAACAGGTTTGTTGTAGGAATGTTGGAAAGAGCAGAAAAAATGTATGGCATGGGTGCAAAGGAAAGGATTAGATCCTACCTAACCCAAATGAAAGAAGGCACTTTGGAATGAAACAACAAACAATTTTAGTGGCCCTGCTGCTGGTATCGGTGGCAGTGTCTGTGTCAATTATTTATGCCCTGTTGAGGCTGTTGGAGGTGGTATGACTAAAGACGAAGCGTTGGATTTGGCGCTGGAGGCGTTGGAAGCACACGCAGACATCGGCATCAAATCCGACAAAGCCATCACCGCCATAAAGCAAGCCCGTGCCCTCGACAAGAAGGCAGAAAACGCCAGAGAGTTGGGGCTGGACTATGAGCCTGTGGCGATTCCTGAATATATTCGTGACGCAGCAAAACATTTGCATGAAAACAGATTCGAGCCTTCTTTCATTGTTCGTGCAATTGTTGGATGGATCAATGGCACGCCACCCGCACAGCCAGCACCTGTGCAGGAATGGATGAAGCCGCATCCGAAGTGTGATGAAGGGTGTATGTATCACTGCACAAAGGGTTACACACAATTTCCTGAGTGCGCCACCACTCCACCCGCAGCACAGCCAGCACCTGCGTTAGAGGGCCGAGACTGGTCTTTGCTTGAAGCCACGCAGGAATCGCTGCGTGAGCATATGGCTGAGATCAAGCGACTGAAAGCAGCACAGCCAGCCGTCCCTGATGCCATACACCACACCGACCTCAATGAAAGCCTTGAGTACATCCAAGGATGGAACGACTGCCGCCAAACAATGTTGGAGATGATGAAATGACTGAATGCCAACACCGTTGGGAACCCGTTGAGGGCCAGCCTATGTACAAATGCGCCCGTTGCGGGGCTTTCATGAGGATCATTAAATGATTAGGCCAGATAGTCCATGTATAGCGGTTTGCACGACTCTTTATGACACGGTTTGCAAAGGTTGTGGCAGAACCTACATGGAAGTTGCTTTGTGGAACGAGATGGAACAGCACGACAAAGAGCAGATCTGGAAACGTATAGACAAAGAAGCAACAGCCTGGAGATACAACCGATACAAGGACAGGACATGACCTTTTCGGTAACCTTTCAAGTTGATGGAACACCAGTACCCAAGGGTCGTCCAAGGTTTGCTAGACGAGGCAAGTTTGTCTCAACCTACAGCCCCAAGACCACTGTTGACTACGAAACCAAAGTTTCTGATGCTGCCAAACAAGCAATGGGGTCACAAAAGCCCCTAGAAGGCCCAATAATGGCCTGTATCTACATTACCCTACCTATCCCAGCCTCTTACAGCAAAAAGCGCACACAGGCTTGTTTATTAGGTGAAGAGCGTCCAACCAAACGAAGTGACATTGACAACTTCTGCAAAGCAATCTTTGATGGCATGAATGGGATTGTTTTTGAGGATGACAGTCAAGTGGTGTCTTTGCACGCAACTAAGGTGTGGGGGACCATAGGAATGGTTGAAGTCATGGTGCATGAGCATCTTTGGTAGGGTTTGCCCTAGTACCAATCAAGTTGATTGACATACACAATTGGCTTGCCAATCACGGCATCAAAGGAAATGCAATGAAAGTCAAAACCACCGTTCACATTTATCACTCCCAGTACTCATGGGAGACAAAAGCCAAATTCCAAGTCTATTCCTTAAAAATAGATGACACCGAGCATATGACTTATGTAGGTTCTCAAGAGATTGAGATTGATGTCCCTGACAGCTACGACCCAACAGCACAGAAGATTGCTGCTCTTGAAGAATACAAAAAGAAGGTCATGGCTGATTATCAAAATACAGTCGATCAGATTAATGAGCGTATTTCCAAGCTTCAAGCCATTCAATACACACCATGAAAAAGAAAAGTAAGTACAAGCCAAGAGGCGTTCGGTACGACAACATGAGTTGGGTAATTGCTGGCATGAAGAAGGTAGGAACACTGCCTACTGCTGGTGTGGCACTGAAGTTAAAGAACCATGAAGCCTTGGACTCTATCTTGAAGGGTCATGGCACTAGGGCGCACGTTGATGTGCTCATTGCTGCTGTCAACATGAGTGAAGCCCTGGTTCGTATCCGTGATGAGCTAGGTTCTGACTGGAAGACAGAGATAAGGGCTGCACAAGACGCTATCTACACAATGGGTAAACGAGGCTTTGAGAAGAACAGCTTTGTCTTTACAGGTCCAGAGATGACTGCTGTAAAGCTTGTCATGGATCTGCACGATGTACAGCTAGACGAATGTTCTGTGAGGGACATGGAAGAAGCATTGTTCATTGTGGAAGAAGAGATACGCCTAAAGAAAGCACGACCTATTGTGGAGATGGCATGATTCACTATCACGGTATGCCAATTACCCCGGCAACTGCTGCGGTGGCTGCTGTCCAGGCTGGGCATGGTTTTGTTTCTTTTCAACATCCCGATCAACTTGGTATTGCTGCTGAAGTTTGTCAATCATTTGCCATTGATAACGGTGCTTTTAGTGCTTGGAAAAGTGGCAATCCAACAACAGATTGGTCTGATTTTTACGAGTGGGCATTTGCTTGCAAAAAAATGCCTAACTGCGACTTTGCAGTAATTCCCGATGTAATTGATGGATCGGAAGAAGATAACAACAAGCTTGTTAGAGCATGGCCTCTTGGCAACTTCTTTGGAGCCCCTGTTTGGCATATGCACGAATCAATTAGTAGATTAAATTGGTTGGCCCGTACTTTTCATCGTGTTTGTATTGGGTCATCTGGTGAATTTGCAGAGATTGGGAACTCTTTATGGTGGGGTCGAATGTCAGAAGCAATGAATGCTGTTTGTCCAGATGGAAGTCCAGTTTGTAAGCTTCATGGTTTGCGAATGCTTGACCCTGAAGTATTTACTAAGTTGCCGTTTGCATCTGCCGACAGTACAAACATTGGAAGGAGTGTAGGTATAGACAACAAATGGAAAAATGGCAATTACCCTCCACCCACTAAAGAGGCGAGGGCAATGGTGATGCGGCAAAGAATAGAAGAATTCAATTCCGCACAAAAATGGATCAAACAACCAATTCAAGAAACATTAATATGAAATTCGCAATCGTTATTTACGCTCTGGCAATGACTGCTGCCAACTTGTCTATTGCAACTTTTGGCCCTTGGGTATCTCCAATTAACTCTTTTTTGTTTATAGGTCTTGATTTAGCTTTGCGTGATCTATTGCACCAAAAACTAAAAGCATGGCAGATGGGCGGCTTGATTGTCGGAACTGGAGTGCTTACATATGTGTTGAACCCTGCCGCTGGAATGATTGCAATTGCGTCTGCGGTGTCATTTACTGCCGCATCTGTAGTTGATTGGGCGGTGTTTGCCAAGCTCACTGGCACATGGATTAAACGAGCTAATGGAAGCAACATTGCAGGAGCTGCTGTAGATAGCGTTGTTTTCCCAACTTTGGCCTTTGGAGTATTGATGCCTCAAATTGTTGCACTTCAATTTCTTGCAAAAGTAACAGGTGGTGCTTTTTGGGCTTATGTTATTTCTAAAATCAAGAGTGAAGACAATTGATTCTGTAGCTTATAATTCAAGCCATGAAAACACGTGGCGGCACAAGAAAAGGCGCTGGTCGAAAGAAGATCAGTGAAGAAGGACGGACTATCCGAGCCAGGGTTGGTCCTGTTCACGAACAAGCATTGATGCTGGCAGGGAACGGTTCCTTGTCAGAAGGCATTCGTAGATTAGCTGAGAAGCATTGGAGATTAGTGCATGGAGATAAACCCAAACAAAGCCATCCAGTATTTAATGGACACGGCTCCTTTGTACGCCCAAGCGAAAGCAAACCGGATGTACCTGGAGGAAATGCGCAAGTCAGTGAAAGCAAAGCTGATGAAGGGTTGCCAAGAAACGGTATTGGGTAAGCAAGAGATCTATGCCTATGCCCACCCTGATTACATTGAGATCCTTGAAGGCATCAAAGTATCTGTTGAGCAGGAAGAGAACTATCGCTGGATGATGTCTGCTGCTCAAGCAAGGATTGAAGTGTGGCGCACTCAGGAATATTCCAAGAGATCTGAAATAAAGAATGTAAGTTAATAGAAAGGTCGTAATGAATGAGTTGGCTCTTTTCGCGGGTGCTGGTGGAGGAATACTTGGTGGACACCTCCTTGGATGGCGAACAGTCTGTGCCGTTGAGTGGGAACCCTACCCAGCTAGCGTACTGTGCGCCCGACAAAATGACGGACTTCTCCCGCCTTTCCCGATTTGGGATGACGTACAAACCTTTGACGGAAAGCCGTGGAGAGGACTTGTTGACGTTGTATCTGGAGGATTCCCGTGCCAAGACATCTCAACAGCGGGAAAAGGCGATGGCCTTGATGGCGCAAGATCAGGAATGTGGAAGCAAATGGCAAGGATCATTTGTGAAGTACGACCAAGATTCGTCCTTGTGGAGAACTCACCAATGCTCGTTTCTAGGGGGCTTGGAACCGTTCTCGGAGATTTGGCCTCAATGGGGTTTGATGCGAAATGGGGAGTGCTGGGAGCAAACGCTGTCGGAGCCTCTCATAAACGCGAAAGAATCTGGATTGTTGCCAACTCCATTAGCAGACGATTGGAAGGGCGGCACAACGACAGTCCACAGCAAGACAGGCCGCGCAAGAACAGATCAACTACGACATTGGTGCAAGATCAAATTTGGTTTGACGTATCCGATCCCAGAACATTCGGAAGCAATGATGGGTTATCCAGTAGGGTGGACAGACTTAAAGCCATTGGTAACGGACAAGTCCCTTTGTGCGCCGCAACAGCTTGGAAGCTATTAACAGCATGAACAATAAACTAAACAACAAGGAAAGATTGCATTTAGGCAGAGTAAAGGAGCTACCTTGTTCTGTCTGTGATGCTCCTGGACCAAGTGAAGCCCACCATATCAAACAAGGTCTTCAATATACCTGTGTAGCATTATGTCCTGATTGCCATACAAGTCCAAAGCTTGGTTGGCATGGTGAAAAGAGAATGTGGGCCATTAAGAAAATGGAAGAGATTGACGCTCTGAATATCACAATAATGAGATTGCTAGAATCTAACGCCAAAAAAGATAATGCTTTCTAATATCAAAAGTTTCAAAAACTTTGAGTTTCTAAAAATTGGTTAAATCGTGTTTGTAAAAAGTAAATGCGACTTTTTTCAAAATACCCCATTTTGACACCCACACCCAGGGTTTACCCTAGGTTCTCATGTGTTTTTCCACAGTACTACCTGAGACAATATACAGTGGTTTTTTGCCGGATCTCATAAAAAGCCCTACAAGGTCAAAACGATATCTGATGCACCATAGGTAGCACAGACCCAGAATAACGCCTCAAAAGCCCGAAAAATGGCTTTGCTGCATGGTTATACAGTCAGACAAGCTACCGCCTAGCCAATACCCAGCTATCAATCAGACAAGCTACCGCCTAACCCTATCGGTTATCAATTGGCAAAGCTTCGCCCTAGCGTTACCGCCAAAAAGAAAACAAAAAAGCCCCTAAGGGCTTATCTTCTGAAATTAGGCTCAGTCATTGATAGGATGAATTCACATGGATCATCCATAAACTCATAAGCTTCATCTATGCGCTGCCTTAGGGCTTTGACCTCTTCAGGGTTGAAAAGTTGCCCTTTATCATTGATAACAATAGCTGGATCATCTTCCGGATGAAACAACAATCCATCTTGATCAAGACAAAAGAAAAACCCTTCACAGTCTGCAAAGGATTTCAGGGGGGTCAAAAAATAGGGCTTCATGGTTAGCCCCTGATGAAGTCATGGATGAAGATTTCAAGGATATCAACCCGTTCCAAGTGGTCAAAATCCCCGTTAGAGTCATTCCATGCAATAGCTGCCCGGAGTTCTTCTGTAGGGGATTGATAGATTGTCCAAGCCTCATCTGGTACGCCATGAAAAAGCCGGATCAATTGACCCTCTTTAAAGTCATAAGTTATGTTTTTCATGCTGTTACCATTCTGATTACTTTGCCCATTTTCTTACCATGTGCTGGGTAAGCGATAAGAGGGATTGACTTATCCCAACAAGCCCTACAGCCTGAACAATTCCCGCCATTTGCGTATGCTTCGCACAATTTGACGCCTTCAGAAGCTTGAAAGGTCTCGGGATCCGGTCCAATGACCGAACCATGTAGACCGGGGATGTATTCGCCAATGACACTGTCACTTGAAAAGCGCACCATTACATTAGGCAAGCTTTGCATTTCACGCAAAACAAGGGCGAATTTAGGGAATTTATGCATACGGGTAGGCAACCAATGGTTACACCACGGGGTTCTACGCATAACCTCTAAGATCTTTTCAGCAAGACCCAGCGAGTACATATCACCAGAATCAAACCACCTGAAATATCGGTCTTGATCTAACTCATTGACCATATCGTCAACCCATTCCATGCGCTGCCAATCTTCACGATTGGACAATCTAGGGGATTTCACGTTCGGGTAGTTGTAGTTTCCGGTTGTGGCGTAGCATCCCTTGCATGCGTCAACCAATACACCGGGAGAAGACAAGGATCCGGGGCAAGTGTCAAGAGCCTGAAGAGACCATGAACGAGCGTTAAGCTTTGAAGTGTTAGATATTTTGATCATTTTGAATTTCGTGAATATATTGAAGGGGTGTTTACATCTGGTAGACGTAAACAAGGAAGGGTGTAAATGCAGTAATAACAAAGATCACGGCATATGCGAGGTCAAGGAAAAAGCTTTTCATTTTGGTTTACTCCCTGATATCGCCTGAATAGGCGCGTTCTGCTTCCATGTCTAACGCTGTAAGAGTGTTCTTATCAAGTAAATTAGTGACATTCACGCCCTCATACCAAACAGAATTCAATCTATCCATATAAGAGGGCATAGAGGTATCAATCCAGACCTCTACGATTTCGCCGTTTAGGGTTGTGGTGTATTCATGCATGGTGTTCCCCTTATTTGGTTGTAGTGCTGGCAACAAACAACCCGAAACGGGTAACAGTGGCTTTGTCGTAGCAATGAGCCCATTGAAGGGCATTGGTGAGGGTGAGTGAGTGGTGCACCTTGGTAAACCCATAGCCTACTGTCTGGTAACCGATAAGCTTTGCTACTGCTGTACGTGCTTTGTTTGCGAGTGTCATATGACTTCCTTTGAGTTGCATTGATTGAAGTAACCTAGGCTTTGCGCTTAGGTGGTTAGATTCTAGGGTGTTTTTTCGCCTGGGAATCTAGGGGTTTACCCTAAGTTGCGTTTGATTTTGTGGCTACAGTGAGATCCGCGAACAACCAACAACCCTAGGTCAAGGTCTCTTCTAACTGTAGGGTAAGAGACAAGACTAGATAGAGGGTCTATAGAGGGAGAACATAGAGGAGGGGGGAGGTTTCCATAGCCTAAGTCAACACTAAGATAAAACACTAGACCAACCTTTCATGCACCGATACATCAACATCCAATGCGCCTATGAGACAAATCGTTATAAATCATAACTATCGATGGTTATAAAACATAACTATCTGGGCTTAGGGTTTACCCTAATACTGTATGGGTGTACAAGGCTGTGGATGCGTGCAGTAGGGTTTCTACCTAAGGGTTTACACGTAAGGGTTTTCCCTAATAGGGTTTGTACGTAAGGGTAGGGTTTACCCCCCCTTGATGGAAACAGGGGTGCGCTCTGTGGCAGTACACTTTCACAGATCAATTTCACAGATCAGCCCAACAAAATACCCCCACCCTCTATTTCACAAGTAGGACACCCTTGCAAAAAATTTTTTTTGGTTCTGGATTAGGATTAGAATTTGTAGACACCAAATCAAAGGAGAGAACATGGCTGGATATCCTATGCGTAGGGCGTTGGAGAAGAAGATAGAGGGGATGGGGGGGATAGAGTTTGTTACTGCTCATATAGCGCAGGGGATGACTATTGGGAGGTTGGCTGAGTTCATTGAGTGTTCTAGGCCAATGCTTAGTTTTTGGATCAACCATACTGAGGAGAGAAGGACTGCGGTAATCAATGCGAGGAAGTTGAAGGCTGAGAAGTTAGCTGAGGAGGCTTTGGAGATTGCTGACCAAGTGGATGAGAGCAGTAACTCTGGTGTGAATAAGGCTAGGTTGCAGGTGGATACCCGTAAGTGGATGGCTAGTAAGTTGGACCCTGAGAATTATGGGGATACTGCTAAAACCCAAGTGAATATCAATTTGGGTGATTTGCATTTGCAAGCTTTGAAGCATTTAAAGGCAGAAGTCATTACATTGGAAAACAATGAATAACCCGTTTATTGAGTTTATTAAGCTCTACAGAAACGACCCTGTTAAGTTTGTCAAAGAGGTTCTGGGGGTTGAGCCTGATGAATGGCAGCAGGACTTTTTGAATGCTGTGGCTTCTGGGGAAAGGAAGATTAGTATTCGTTCTGGTCACGGTGTTGGCAAGAGTACGACAGCTAGCTGGGCCATGCTTTGGTTCTTGTTGACAAGGTATCCGGTCAAGGTCGTGGTTACTGCCCCTACTTCTGCCCAACTCTACGATGCTTTGTTTGCCGAACTCAAGAGATGGGTCAAGGAACTGCCCCAACCTATTCAGGAGCTTCTTGATGTTAAACAGGAACGTATTGAACTGAAGGCTAGCTCGACTGAAGCGTTTATTTCCGCTAGAACATCTCGTGCTGAACAACCTGAAGCTTTGCAAGGGGTTCACTCGGATAACGTGATGCTGGTGGCTGATGAGGCTTCTGGTGTTCCTGAAGCGGTGTTTGAGGCCGCTGCTGGCTCTATGTCCGGTCACAACGCCTTGACCATCCTTTTGGGTAACCCTGTCCGGTCTTCTGGGTTCTTTTTTGACACACATAACCGCCTAAAAGACGAGTGGTGGACCAAGCGTGTGTCCTGTGTTGACTCCAAACGGGTCAGTACTGAGTACGTTGATGACATGAAGTCTAGGTACGGGGAGGAGAGTAATGCCTTCCGTATCCGTGTGCTTGGAGAGTTCCCCCGCAGTGATGACGACACCATTATCCCTATGGAGCTACTAGACACTGCCAAACACCGTGATACCCGTGCTTATGAGGATGCTCCCATTGTTTGGGGGCTGGACGTTGCGCGGTTTGGTTCCGACTCGTCAGTTCTGTGTAAGCGTCAATCTAACGTGGTCCATACTCTCGAGAGGTGGAGGAACTTGGACTTGATGCAGCTAACGGGTGCTGTGGTGGCTCAGTACGAGGCTTGCGACCATAAGAACCGCCCAACGGAGATCCTGGTAGACAGTATCGGTCTGGGTGCTGGTGTGGTGGATCGACTGCGAGAGTTGAACCTTCCTGCCCGTGGGATCAACGTATCTGAGAGTCCTGCTATGGGTGGGACTTATTTGAATCTCAGGGCTGAGTTATGGCACAAAGCCAAGGCTTGGCTGGAGAAAAGGGACTGCAAGATACCGAATAACGAGGATTTGATTGCTGAACTGGCGACTGTCCGGTATACGTTTACCTCTAACGGCAAGATAAA